AACAATTTTATTAGCGAAATAGATCAACCAACTTTGATATTGGTCTTCATAATAACGATAGCTTAATTGATCTGCTCTTTCTTCAGAAGATATGGTATATGGATAGTAAATAAGAGGATTATTGTAAATCTTATCTAACAAAACTGCACGCTTTGTAATATCAACTACAGTTGTATTAGCGTATTGAATAGTTGGGAATTTTTCGAAATACTTTTCCATATTTACTGTCCTGGTGGAATAAAGAGATCAGAAACGTTTTTACTGAATTCGGTTAAACCATTTTTTGCTGCTTCTAAAGCTCCTAAAACGACATTAGTTGTTGAATTTACGAGATTTATTCCTTCTCCTCCTTCATAATTTGTTTGATCCCAAAGTTGAATTTCGGTAAGATTTATTGTTAAATTAACAACGGTCGGAGCGCCATTTCTAAAGAAAGAAGGAGCACCAGCCCCCGTGTAATCTACATTAACTGAAGTGACAGCGCAAGGTCTAAAAGTCATAGTAAATACTTCAGAAGGAGCTAATTTTATATACAAAATATTCGGATATTTGTAAACCGCACCAGCTAAATCTTGAGTTGGTAGGGAATTTTTTTTTAAATAATTTATTATATCGCGAAGAGTATAAGATTCTTGTTCTGTGCTTGGAATAAGCGACCAAGATAAACTATGTTCTTTATAATTTGGTTTTTGAAAAGTCATAAACAAGAGAGGGTTTACAGATATACCCATACCTGCGCCAAAAACTTTACCTGCACTACCTAAAGTCCCGCCACCTAAACCAAGAACACTTGCACCAGCAGAAGTTGCAGATTCAGGAGACCAAGAAAGAGTTTGAGTATCATTTATTTTTCTTGGTATTGGTAATCTAATTCCGCCACTTGTAGGGATATACTTCTTAATAGAAGTAGCGGTTAATTGCTGAGAAGGAGCATAAGTCATAAAAGTTAACTCGGTATAAAAATTTCTACCAGGAGCTACCAAGTCATTTGGAAATGATTGTAAAGAATAGTTTTTTTGTGGTGGGGTTGGGTATCTACTATTCCCGTATGATCCGTAAAGTGCCATTTAAAATCCGTTTACTTAGCTAAATATTATAAAATTTATTTATATGAAATCATGGCAAAATATAATCAAGGTAAATTTAAATTAAAAAACCCCCAAAAATACAAAGGCAATCCAACAGAAATCTATTATAGATCTAGTTGGGAATTGAAACTTATGTTATATTTAGATGAACATAAAGACGTATTAAATTGGGGGTCTGAAGAACTTTCTATCCCGTATCGTTCGCCGATTGACGGTAGAATACACAGATATTACCCAGATTTTATAGTTACTAAAATAAATAACGAAGGTAAAAGAGAAACTGTTTTAATTGAAATAAAACCTTCTAAACAAACCGTTCCTCCTACTAAAAAAAGTAAAATTACTAAAAGTTATATTACCGAAGTTAAAACTTGGGGCGTAAACGAAGCGAAATGGAAAGCAGCTTTAGAATATTGTAAAGACAGAGGTTGGTCTTTTCATATTTTTACAGAGAAAGAATTAGGGATTAAATTTTAATGGCAGAGTTATCTGATTTTGAAAAAGAAATTTCTGCGGCAAGTAAAAATTTAACAGCCGCGAATAAAGAATCCGTAGATTGGTTTAAAGATCAATTGAACGAAATGAACAAAAAACCAAGATTAAAGCCTACTTCTTCCCTTCCTGAAATAGGTAAAATGTATCTTTACACGTATGATGCAAAATATAAAGATAAATTACCATTTTTTGATATTTTTCCTCTTACTATACCGATAGAATATACAAATTCGGGGTTTCTTGGATTAAATTTACATTATTTACCACCAAATGGTAGAGCTTCTCTATTAAATTCTCTAACTTCTTTATCTAATAATGATAAATATGACGACAGTACAAAATTGGTTATTTCTTATGAGTTATTAAAGGGTTATAGTAGATATTCTGGTTATGAAGATTGTTTAAAAAGATACCTTTTTGGTCATGTAAAAAGTCCTTTCTATTATATTTCTCCTTCTGACTGGTCAAAAATTGTAACTATGCCTTTACAAAAATGGCATGTTAATTCTAACAGTAAATACGCTGGTTCTCCACCTTATTAGGAACTATTATGCCTTTTAACATAAACAGCTTTAAAGCAAATATAGAAGACTATGGTTATCTAAAAACCAATCAGTTTGAAGTATATGTCACGCCTCCTCCAATTTTGTTTAATGGAAGTATTAACAATTTAGGCACTGCTACTGGCGTTAAAAATATAATTGACACAATGAAATTTAGAATAGAGCAAGTTAGAGCTCCAGGTATTTCGTTAATGTCTTCTGATATTTCTAGATATGGAATTGGCCCAACACAAAAACAACCATTTAATGCTCAATATCAAGATTTAACATTTTCTATTCTAGTTGATAATTACGGAGATGTTTGGCAATTTTGGTATAATTGGGTAAGAACAATTTTTCAATTTAATGGTACAGAAAATACGTTTACAAATTCTGGCGCTAATAGATTACCAACTTATACAGCAGAATATAAGCAAAATTACTCAACAACCATGCAAATAGTTATCTATGATAATTATGGAAACGCGATACAAAAAGTTAATTTATACGAAGCATGGCCATCTTCAGTTAGAGAAGTAGCTTTAACATGGGGACAGAGCGATTTGATGAGAATTTCTGTTTCTATAACTTACTCCGGATTTACATTGGTTGGTACAGCTATTGAAAATAATATCGCTTCTTTACTTTCTTCAACCGAAGCTCAACTTTTAAATAAAATTAATATATTTTAACATAATGGAGTTTTATTATGTCTAGTTTGCCTAAAATTGACTATCCGATTTATACGATAGAAGTTCCATCAACAAAAACTTCTTTTAGATTTAGACCATTTTTAGTAAAAGAAGAAAAATTACTATTGATGGCTAAAGAAAGCGAAAATTCAACAGATATTTTATCATCAATTAAACAAATTATAACGAATTGCTCAATAGATGATAAATTTGATATAGATAAGTACGCTATTTTCGATCTAGAATATATATTTTTAAAATTAAGATCTTTTTCGGTAGATAATATCGTAAAAGTAGGGTATAAAGACTTCGAGGATGAAAAAATTTACGATTTTCAAATTGACCTTAACGAAGTTAACGTTACATTTCCGGAAAAAATAGACAATAACATAAAAATTACTGACAATTCCGGAATTGTAATGAGGTTTCCTCCTGCTACTTTGTATAGCGACAAAGAATTCCTTAGTATTGAAAAAGATTATATGTTTGAATTAATAATTAAGTGTATCGATAAAATATATTATGAAGACGAAGTTTACGAAGCTAAGAATTATAAAAAAGAAGAAATCAATGAGTTTCTAGAAAATCTCAATATGAAAGTTTTTGAAAGTATTCAGAAGTTTTTGTTAAATGTACCAAAAATAGAATATAAAATCAAGTATAAAAATTCTCTTGGTAACGATAGAGAAATAATTCTTAGTTCCCTAAATGATTTTTTTACTTGGCGCTAAGTCATAATTCTTTGAATAATTATTACTCAATGATATTTGCCTTAGCGCAACACCATAAATATTCAATTAGTGAAATTGAAGCATTAATACCTTTCGAAAGAGATATATACAGCGAAATGTTAATTGCTTATCTAAAAGATGTAGAGGAAGCCAGAAACAAAAACGGATAAAAAATGGCAGCATCAGAAACATCAGGGTTATCTTCGGTTATTAAAAGATTTTCCAGTTCTGCTGGAGATTTTAAACAGTCAGCGAATGACAATAACCGAAATATGTCTAGAATTAGTAAAGATCTTTCTAGCGCCGTATTTTCAAATAAAAAAGAATTAGCGAATTTAAATAGCGCAATAAGTGAAAGCTTAAGTGCAGCTGGCCAAACTTCTGCAAAAATAGATTCTACTAACAGTTTACTTCAGCAAACTATACAGATGCAAAGTGAAATGTTAGTACAATTAAAGACTATCGCAAGTTATATGAAAAGCAGTGGCTCTACTAGCGATAAAAATGATAATCAAAGTTTATTGGGAAAAATATTATCTTCTTCAGCAACAAAAACAGCCGCAGGCGTTGTTGGCGCTAAATCATTAACAGATAATTTTTCAAAAGAACCTCAAATTAAACCTTTTTCAGGTAGCGGCGGTAAATCAGTTTCTGGTGCAACCGATCCTAAAGAAATATATGACTACCTAATACAAAAAGGTGCAAGCCCTGTCCAAGCCATGGGCATAATGGGTAATATTACAAGAGAAAGTAGTTTAAAACCAGGAGCATATAATCCTAATGATGTTAATGGTCCCTCTGGTGGTCTTTTTCAGCATCATGATAATTTAAAAAGAGGCGAAACTCGTTTTTCTGATATGGCAAAAGCTGCTGGTGGGGAAAGCGGGGATTGGAAATCTAATTGGAAAGGCCAAATAGACTTCGCCTTTTCAGAAGGAGATATGAAAAAATATCTTTCTCAAGACTATAAAGATTCAAAAGAAGCATCTGCCGCTTTTTATAAAAAATTCGAAAGAGGAGCAAATTTTGAGTCAGATCAAGCAAAATCTGTTGGTCATATTGAAAAATATGAAAAACAAGGTTTAGATAAAAGCGGCGGAAACCCATCTGCAGAAGGAGAACCTTCTAAATCTGGAGCTTCGCCCGCATCTCCACCAGGTTCAATGGAAAGTGCGGGGTCTGGAGGAAATGGTAGATTAGATTCTGGTTCTCTTCAATCAATTGATGGTGGGCATAAATTACAACCAGCAGCCGCAGAAGCATATAAGTCTATGGTAGAAGCTGCAAGGCAAGAAGGCATTAATTGGTCTATAACCGATTCATATAGAACATACGATGAACAAGTTAAACTCGCACAACAAAAAGGTTTATATTCACAAGGCGGTCTTGCTGCATATCCAGGTACTTCGAATCATGGTTGGGGCACAGCTTTAGATCTTGGCGGTGGTGCACAAGAATCAGGTTCAAAACAAAATAAATGGCTACAAGAACACGCTGGCGAATTTGGGTTCTCAACAATACCTAGAGAACCATGGCATTGGGAATATAAAGGCGGAGGAGTTTCTAAACCAGGAGGTTCCGAAAGAGCAGGTCCTCAACAAGCTGGTATGTCATTTGGTGGTATGGGCGGAATGGGTATGGGCGCAAGTCAAATTGTTCCATTTCAACCAGGAATGGGTGGAATGGGTATGGGCGGAATGAGAGGTCCAGGTCTTGGCGCTGGGGCTACTTTAGGAATGATGATGGGAGGAAGAACAGGTGGATTAATTGGTGGTCTTGTTGACGCTTTTTCATCTATTGCATCTCCTCAACGCCAAGACTATGCACCAAAACCACAATCAAGAGCAGAATCAGCAGGAATGACCCCTTCTTTTGCTTCTCCTGGCTCACAACAAGATACATCTGCTAATTTCTTTGCTGCAGATAAATCAAACACTGCAAAAATGCTTCAACAAAAAGCAACAGAAACAGCTGCTATGAGAGAAACAGCTGAAGAAAATGCTGCAAAGAAACCAGCTCCTGATAAAACTACTCCTCCAGAAAATAATCCAAGAGGTCAAACTGTAAATCCTAAAACAAAATCTGACGATTCAATGTTTGGTAAAGGTAATTGGGCTGGAGACGTTCTTAGATATTACGGTGTAAATAATGCAGCTGCATAAAAAAAGGGAGCCGAAGCTCCCTTTAATATTTTACGATGCAAGCTTCTTGAAAAACTCCAAAGATTCATCATCTTCGTCATCATCTGCAACGTTCTTAGGAACATCTGCGTTCTTAAACTTTGGCGCAGGAGCTTCGCGAGCCCAAGGAAGATCTTCCTCTTCGGCACGAGCAACCTTAACGGCTGGAGTATTTTCGTCAAGAACCTTCATAAGACGAGCCTGAAGTTCCTCGTAGCTCTTGAAGTTATTAGGAGCAAGGAATTCCTGAAGAGAGTGTTCGCTTTTCCAAACCTTCTCAAGTTCCTCGTCATCATCAAGAAGAGCAGCAACCTTATCAAACTCAGACTTATCGTAGTTACGATATCCTTCAACGTTACGAATCTTAAGCTTGAAACTAGCACCAGCCCAAAGATCGAAAGGATTAACAGGTTCGTCGCCAGGGAACTGAGGGTTCATTGCGTCGTTGAGCTTATCAAAGATTTTCTTACCATACTTGTAAAGGAAAACCTTACCTTCATTAGCAGGATTACCAGGATCGCTAACAACATAGATATTAGAGATAAAGTGAAGACGACGCTTCTGCTTACGAGCGATTTCCTTGTTAGCTTCGATACCAGAATTCCAGAGCTTAGAATTATATTCTGAAACTGGATCCTGCTTACCGAGAGTAGTCAAAGAGTTTTCAATATACCAGCCACCAGGACCCTGGAAACCGTGATCGAAAACACGAATGAAAGGAACATCTTCATTAGGAGGAGCGGGAAGAAAGCGGATAACTGCGTATCCATTGCCAGCCTTATCGACTGTGGCGGTCCAAAAACGATCGTCTGAACCTTTAGATTCCGAATTACCATTTACCTTGGAAAGTTCGGCAGTAAGAGCTTCGAGAGACTTCTTACCAGAAATAGACTTAAGCTTAGAAAAATCCATGTATATTCTCCGTATGTTTGTATGACAATATATTACAGTGTATAGAAGCTAATGCTTCAAACATATTTAGTATACTTCTATTCGTCAAAATAATCAATGATAATTTCTTTTATCTTATCTTTTTCATATTTGATGAATGGAGAGTATTTTTCAACTTTAGTTCGGAGTGTATCCCAAATAAAGTCATATTGCATTTTAGAATCCCAATGTTTCTTAGCACCAGATATTTCTAAAAGCAAACATAAAGTATCAAGGCTAACTTCTTTACCAAGATACAATTTCAAAAGAGTAGGATGTTCGTTATTCTTAACAATGAAGTTATCGTTAAAGTTAGGATCAAGTTTAGATAGATCCTGCTTAAACATATACGTCAAAGATTGTTGTCGTTTAATCCATTCTTTGTATATCTTTTCAGCATCTTCGCTATATGCTAATTCGCGTATCCAAGACTTTTCATTTTCAGATAAATTAGCAATCAAGAAATTATGAACGTCTGGATGTTT